CTCGACTCAAGAGTATCTTCGACTAAGTCAGCTAACGTAAACGAAAGTTTAAGCTGCTGAGCATGCATCGGCTCCTCTAGGATTGAACTCGAAAGAGTAAGGTCCTTTGGAGCGGGCGCATGTGGCCCCGCTAGAACGTGGGGCTCAATAGAAGAAGTGCACTGGTTCACCTTCATATGATGAATGAAGAAGACTTTTATTCGTCGTGTGGATAGGTACTAGCTTATACTGTTTGTTGTAGTGATCAAGTTGCCCAAAGGGAGACCTCTACAGTGTCGGGTGTTGTTAGCATTAGCAAAGTATTGCCTTTGGCAACTACGATGCAATTTGCTAAATTTAAACACTCCGCCTGGGAGGTTGTTCCTTCGAGTAACTGGCGCTGCGGCTTATAGGGCCACACTGCCGGCTTCCTGACTAAACATGCTACGGCCCGTGAGGACCGTGGAATGCCGTTGGGGATGCTGGGATAGTACGCCTCGTTTGGATTTGCCATTAATTTGGTGGGTTTGAACGGTTTAAGTTCGTTTCGTTGAATGGATTCCCGAGTGTATGCATGCTCTGAGAGAGGATACCTTATGGTACCTGCTAAGAGCTCAGATGTCTGTAAAACAGTCATCGCTGCAATGCTCGAGGATGTTCAAAACACTCATTCGAGTATATTCGACACAGCTGCACTCAAGCGGACGTTGAAAAACGTTACGCAGAGTGTGGATGAACAAGGATTGGGGTTTTTAACAAAGACCCTGCCCCGTTTAGGTAAAGCCCTTGACAAGGCTCTAACGGTACGGCGGCTAAACACAACTGAAATTGCTATTCCCAAAAGGTATTTGCTTGGCTGGAAAGCCTTGCATGCCCTAGGGGAGAAGCATCAGTCCGAACTACCCGTATTTATGGGTGAGTTCTTTAGTCGTTTGTTCCGACCGGACGGGGACCTCCTTGAACAACCATGTGTTGAAAGCGTTAAGGTGTTAAGGCAAATTTTGTACTGTTTTTATAAGTACGAATTGCCATACACAGATGAACAAGAACAACAAGTTCTCACTCAGTTTAAAGAGACTGAGCTGGAACTCTCAACGCAAGACGGGCTTCCCCTTGTCATTGGGGAAGCTCTTATTGATAACTATGGAAATCGTCGGAGAGTGGATCAGGTTGATCCGCCGATGGTTTCTATAGTGCGTGAGGCGAGGATCCTATTGCAGGATCTTTTCGCCTTTTTCGACCCGAAAGACATATATCCGCGGCACGGCCCTGGGAGTGTTGCTACAAAGCAAACCCCTTGGCATAAGTTCCGTTGGACAAATGTCTCGGCGAGAATCACCGACGCGTACCCTTACGACGAGTATTTTTGCTCGTGCACTGGACACGTTTGTGATACATACGACCAGTTTGATCTGGTTGGAAGTGAGGATCTGCCGGCCAAGGTTGTCCTTGTGCCGAAAGATTCACGTGGCCCACGCCTTATTTCTGAGGAACCCGTTGATTTTCAATGGGTCCAGCAGGGGTTGGGGCGTGCGCTAGTTGAATGGGTGGAACGGCATCCCCTAACAAGGGATAATGTTCGTTTCACAGATCAGACGCCAAACCGGAACGCAGCCTTATTGGCTTCACGTGACGGGAAATACGCGACCTTAGACCTAAAAGAGGCCTCGGATCGCGTAGGATCTGATCTAGTTCGCCTACTGTTTCCAGGTAACCTCTGTAGGTACCTGTTTGCGTGTAGGAGTTTATCCACCGTGCTCCCGACTGGTGAGTTGTTAAAGCTCAAAAAGTTCGCGCCTATGGGAAGTTGTTTATGCTTCCCTGTAATGGCGTTGACTATATGGGCTATACTCACGGCGGGTGCACCTAACGCAGATGCGCGTGAGCGCATCTACGTGTACGGAGACGATGTGATTGTTCCAACGGCTACTGCCGAGAACGCAATCGAACAGCTCGAGTCGTTTGGTTTAAAAGTAAACCGCGACAAGAGTTGCACCAGTGGACTCTTTCGAGAGTCTTGTGGCACAGACGCCTTCCAAGGCGTCGACGTCACTCCAGTCCGTTTTCGGACTGTCTGGTCATCACTCCAAG